CATCCTGTGGGGTGCTGACAATCAGAGTGACTTCCGGTTGAGGAAGCCCGATGATTGCTTCAGGAGTAAACTCTTCCTCAAACCAGGCACGGTTCTTGTCTCTACCAGTCAACATCATACTGGGCCACTGCCGTGTGGCGTATTGGTCGCTTATTAGGTTGGCTATCTGCCGGAATGCGCTTTCCACTGCCAACTGCCGGGGGACTACAGGGGCGTCAGTGGCTTGACGCAGTAGGTTTACCGCATATCCGGAAAGCTGGAAGGCCAGTTGTCCATAGACCGAATATGGAAGGGCTCCCCGTTGAACTTCACCAGCGATTACTCCAAGAAATGCCCCGGTGTCCTTGGACATCTCCAATAATGGGAGGATGTTAATCTCTTCCCCTGGTCCTAATGGAACTTGAGAACCTTCCAGCGATGGGTTCTCTTCCAGTAACTTACTGCCACTCTGAGATGTGAAACTGAAAGCCTGGTTACGGCTGAGAGCTACAAGCTGAAGCATCGTGCTGTAGACTAGGTTCATCTTCGAATACAAGTCCCGTGTGGCTTCGAAGATACTCTCGCCGTGGTGGACTATATTGCTCTTTCGCCCTAGATTGCGAGACTGTATCAGTGGAAGCCACCCAACAGACCCCACAAAACCGGGAACTCTGGGAGAGCCGTGAGGTGTTGGTTCTTTGACGAACTGGCCGCTCACCGATACGGCGCTATAGAACTCATCCTCCCAGGCGTAAACATCCATGCCTTCTTCGTCACTATCCGACACGAATCTACCCCGTGCATCACGTTGCCGTATATTAGCCGAAGAATCGAGAGTGACCCCGTATTCTTCTTCAATCTCATCACGGGCCTTCTTAGACTTCAAGCAAATCCACTTTAACCCCTGCCTTCCAAAGCCCCAGGAAGTGTGTAGTGGATCATAAGGGGTGATGTCTACATATACCTCTTCTGTCTCCAAGTCACGCACAAACATGGCCCGGCCACAGAACCAGCCACGTATGCAGGTAAAAGCAGATAACTGGGATAACAGGGCAGGTTCTCCTAAGTTTTCCAGACGTTCATCATTGGCCTTCAGCAGACCCATAATGAATCTTTCCTTCCCGTCCTGACGTTCCCGTTCCGCTTTCTTGGCATTGGCCGCTGGAATCCGTATCTTAATCTGCCCAGAGGCCAGGAGAGACACGATCTTGTTCTTGTAGGTCATGGGTTCGTTGGAGGTGTATGACTGGTAATCTTCCCCGGCGTCAAAGGGTTCCAAGACAGCCAATTCCCAGTCACGTTCCATCCGGGTACGAAGCGGCTCTGTGAACCGTTGGTGAGTATTCACCAGTTCCTCTATCTCTTTAGCAGTAGGAGGAATGGGTAGTTCAAGTGGCTGGGTCATCTGTTTCTCCGTAGCCGGGCATGGAATCGCTTGCGCTTGTCTTTGTCGTTCCAGTTTCTGGCCACATGGACCTCAGTGTTTCCTTCCAGGGCTTCTGGGGTGAAGTCAGATAACAAGTATCTCTCACAATCCATTAGATGATACCGTGATTTGTTGAGAATTGGCACCAATGATATCTTCAGCATTGCCGGACCCAACTTCATTTATTAACTGGCTTATCGTTAATTGTCCAGTCCTATAACGTTCCTCCGCATTATCAAGCTCATCCTCAGTCCTCTCTCGGTCCTGGGGATCACCCCCTTGCCCTCCAAAGTCTCCCCGTTCTTCCTGCCCTTCTCTGTTGATAGAACCGATACCAAACAGAGCATTACCGTTGCGGTCCACTTCAATAAACTGACCAGCGAATTCCGGCTTGGCTAATTGTTCCCTAGCCTGGCCTCGGGTTACCGGGAAGATTCTACCCGTGCGAGTATCTTGAATGAAAGTCTCGGCGGCTTCCTCACGAGTTTGGGGTATGTTGGTAGGGATGTTCCCTTCCTCGCCCGTGGCTCGTATCCGTGTGGCATTGATAGAACCGGGATCAAAATCACGAGGATCAACCCCCCCAGTGTCACCTAGGGCACTCCTAACCAGACGCCCAGCATTAAAATCCTCAAGCAGTTCCTCAAAAGACGTAGTTTGGCTAAAGCCCTCTCGAAATTCCTGGGCCTGCGCAACGGAAGTATCCAGCAGTTGATGAGAAAGTTCCGTAGCTCTAATTGGGCTAAGCTTCCTATTGTTATCAGCTAGGACAGCCTCAAGTCTGCGCAATATTTGCTTTAATCTTTCATGGGATACCCCTTCTGAACTAGCAATAAGAGATTCCACGGTAGAACGCGTTGCACTGGTCAACGGCCCAACAACTCTTGAGAATCGATTTATCATTTGGGCTGGATTTATAATAGCCATTTCATTCTCCTATGAGGTTCAGTTACGCGCCCCTGGCCGTGGGGACCCTTCTGGAACATTGGGGCCAGGCTGGTCTGTTGGCTCCGGGACTGGGGCTCCCTGGTCCGGTGCTGATAGTGTACTGGGTCTCAAACCGTTGGCGGACTCAGAGCTTCCTTGATTCTGCCCTGCCTGTCCCAGTTGGCCGGTGAAGTCCATTAGGGCAGCAGCCTGGCCGTATAGTCCAGCCAGCGTAAGGGCGTCTTGGTCTATATCTGGATGACCTTCGGGCAACTCTGCCGCGCCGCTCATGGTAAACATGGCCGTTCCTATAGAATACATCCGGGCGGCGGGAAGGAACTCTTCCCCTTGTTCTTCCTTTATTATACGGGATAGCTGATCGGTATCCTGACGCTCCAGAATCTCATCCCAGATAACCCTCCGGGGCAGTAGTTTCTGTTGATCTGCCTGCAAAGCAACTTCGAATCTCTGGAGAGCATCCTGTGGGGTGCTGACAATCAGAGTGACTTCCGGTTGAGGAAGCCCGATGATTGCTTCAGGAGTAAACTCTTCCTCAAACCAGGCACGGTTCTTGTCTCTACCAGTCAACATCATACTGGGCCACTGCCGTGTGGCGTATT